AGGTTGTTAAGAAAGCGATTGAGTATACAGACGTAGACTTTGGAGTTATCTATGGTGTTCGTGACCTAGAAACCCAGAAGAAATTATATGATGCTGGAAAATCGCAGACAATGAAAAGTAAACATTTGGTACAAGAAGATGGGTATGCACACGCTGTTGATCTTATGGCTTATGATGGCAGTAATCCATCTTGGGATATTGTGGATTATGATAACATAGCTGATGCTATGCGTAAGGCTGGCAAAGAAGTTGGTATTGATATTGTTTGGGGTGCGGCATGGCATAAGATTCTAACTATGTCACCAGATAGTGCTGAGGATTTAATGAATGACTACATTGATACAAGACGAAAAGAATCAAGACGTCCGTTCATCGATGGACCTCACTTCCAATATCACACCTAATCAATTAGCTTTTGACTTCGATGATTATGATGGGTCAGATGAACTCTGGTTAAAGTATCTGTGGGAAACTACAGTATCATAGAGAATACATATGTATCTTATTTGATACCAAACTGTACTGCATATGATACCAATCGTTCTCGATATGTTCTGAAATTATATTATGTAGTGCTTGATATACTTGATATACTTGATAACTTTTGTTCTCGAATTGTTCGAATACACATATTTTTATGTTTGTCTTCCTGATAAAATTAATAAAAAACGTGGTTTTTTTGTGGGCTAATAAATACTATTAATTGACCCACACTTTCTAAAAGTACCCTATCAACTCTATCAATTCTATCAACTACTTGATAAGGTTGATAAGGTTGATAACCTAATAGGGGTGTCCACCCTATCCATAATGTCCACTATCTTTCCCAAACATTCTTCTTTTCTAAGTAAAGATTAATAATCGTATCAAAGTTATTTGGTTTTCGAGGGGGAACAGTTGAATAAATATTGTATGCTTCAAAGCATCTATTCTCTTTATATACTTTTCTCGAGAGCTCTTCACATTGTCTTGCTGATTCAAGATCAATAGTAAGCATAAGTATTACTGTGTGTGTCATTTCTGTAAACATAATCTTATCCTGAAAAAAAATGGCTGACAAGAATTGAAGGAAGGAACATCAGATCTTGCCAGCCAAGTTGAAGGGTAGTTTTTGGAGAAAGCATACCCTAGAATGGAATATCGTCGTCTTCTATTTGATTGTCAATAGGTTGAGAATTATTCTTTTGCTGAATATTTGTAACGGCAGATGTACCTTGAGTAAAATTACTTACTTGCAAACCTACTCCATCTTCATTGAGAAAGTATGCCATTCTTAATTCATCTCCCTCTGCTCTGCGTTTTGCTCGAGCAGAATCTACTTCTGATTTATCATCAGGATCGATGTAAGATTCGTTCCAGTTTTTTGGTAAGATAAAACCACCACTGTAGATTGGTGCATTTTCTTTATCTGATTTGTTTGGAAATGCTACACCAACTCTTAGATATAGATAACGTCTAGCATTATTCTGATCACCATTATAAACTTCTTTAATCAATGCAACTTTGTACTTGTTTTGATTTGCATCAAAGATATTTCCAGTAGCGGCAAGTTCATTTTGAACTGAACCACCATTATCATTTTTAAATAACTTACCTTTGTTTTGATTTTGATACACTACTTTATCCATTGTCAATCTCCCTATATCCAGTCTTGTGTATTGTTGTGAGTTACTTTAGTAGCTTCTGAGGCTTGTCTTACTGGTGATGGTGGTTGGCTACTATCATTCCCATCATCATCAGTTTTTGGATCAGGTCTTAGATTCAGAATAGACTGCATCATATACCTACGCATATAGGTAACTCCTGATCCTATTTGTTGTGATCCTCGTTTGGTATCATCAACGCATGGTGCTTTACTTACAATCATCGTATCTGATCCTAAGTGTCTGAACTCCATAATTAGTATTGGTATGAGTGTTCCATTCATATCCTGATAATCAAAGTATGAATAACAAGCTACATCATTTTGAATAAGTAATGGTTCAATCTCATTCAATATATCTTCGAGCTTCATATATTTATTTTTGAATTGTGGATTGCTACCTTTTTCTGCAATCTTTCCGATTGAGGATTTAACTTTATTGAGTGCAGAATATATTGTGTCTTTAGCTTGCGCCATTTGCTTTCTCCTTGATTGTTATAGTTCGTCTTTTATTTGATTGTTTAATAAGTATATCATCATTATAAATTTCTGCATCATCTTCCTTTAATGTATTAAGAAGTTCTTTCTTAACTTCGAGATGCGTATCATATGGTGATTTAGTTTCAAGAAACTTATCAGATAACATTTGGAAATGATTGTTTGAACATAGATCTCTTTTTACTTTCTGATCTATCTTGATTGCATCTTGATTAGTATCAAACGAATCATAGTCTTTTGGTTCAATACCTCTTTCAATATGTTCCCAAAAATCTTGCATCTTATCGAGCAGTAACATTACATAAGAATGATTGTATTCGATAGTTGATGTTTGAATATCATTACCATGTATTACAGAGAAGATTAGCTTATTAGTTTCATGGCTACATAATGCTAAGTAGAATTGAATCTGCGGCATATAGTATTGAATCATCTTATCCTGATTCTGAAATCCTCTTGTGTGCTTTGCTTCGAATACATACTTCTCATTGGTCTGTGTATTTTTAATCATTGCATCAACATGACCTCGATAGATAATCTTTATCATGTTTTCAGCTCCTGGCATTGCAAAAACCTTTTCTTCTTCTTCGATCTCGCAATGTGGATTCTGTTTTATAAACCAATCAAGATTTAATTTTTGTGTGAATACACCTAACTGAACTCTGAATACATTAGATAGATCCTCGACCTCTACTAACTTTTTCTTTTCTAAATACAGTTGATTCCATTTACCTTGCATAATCTTAACAGCATCGGAACCTCCCATTACTTTACATCTATCATCATCAAGAAACATTTGCTTTCTCCTCTTCAATATATTTGTTTACGAACTTTTTGGTACTGGTTAAGAAGTGAACTCGATATGCTTTTTCGTTTTTATACATATCGTTTATTTGAAATAGTGTAGGTTTATACAACCAAGTTTTTTGACTCTCGATTGTTATTGCTCTTGCAATATCTATTGGCATATCTGCTAACTCTTGAATAATTCCTTGTAATCTAATATCCATTTCATGCTTGGTATGATCTCGAGGATTATTAAAATAGCACCACCATCTTTTGAGATTCTCTTCATACTTAATTGTATCGAGCTTGATATGAAACTTGAGCATCTCTTTATATAGATTCATTGCTGATTCAAGATTGTCACATTTAAGAATATGATTCTCATAGCTACACCCTTTGATTACATTTGGTGTGTTCATCATTATCTCATTGATTTCTTTTGGATCTGAACCAAGCAAAATAACTTTAGCGGCACTTACTTCTTCTTCAGTAAGTTCAGGCAATGATAAACTTATTGGTTCTTGTTTTCTTTTCGTTCCAAAAAAATGTATATTATCTGATAGATCAATCATTTGCTTTCTCCTTTATTACGCTCGTATTCATTAACACATCATAGTGTTGAGCTTTTATTATTAATGGTGCAATTATATCTTCGAACACCTTGTCTTTGATTATAACACAGTATCGAGGATCACCAATCTTTCTTTTACATAAAGCTAAATCTCTGTCCTCGAGAAGATTGAATACGTTTGGGAATGTTGATTTATCTCTATACTTTACCTCAACAAATAGATCTTTATCTTGTAAATTTAATAATAGATCTCCTCTGTATTCACCACCCAATGAACCTGATAATGGTTGCTTCTTTATTTTTAATCCAAGAGATTCGAATAATTTGAGGAACCATCTTTCGTGATAGCTCCCCTTGTTTTTGCTTTTACTTGCCATCACATACCATTCTCTTTCATTTTCTCTATAGTTATTTGTTTAGATAAGACATTGATTTGTTTAGCTATTTTCTCTGCATTAGATAAACTTATCTCAACTTCAGGATCTGTTTTAAAATTTCTATGATAAGAACTGTAGGGAATACCAGCCCATCTATACGCTTTTTTCATATCTACTTTGTTTGGGTACGCTAACTCGAGCAGTTGTTTTTTGTAGCTTTTTATCAACATTATTTTTCTCCTTTGCTTCTAATAATTTTTGATTAATAATCTGTTCGCCATGCCAGTTATAGGCATACTCTCTGATTTTCTCAGGGCAATGTTTATGCTCACCAGTAGAATAGATATGAGTCTTAGAATAATATTCTCTTGAAACAATCAATCCTTTTGTATACTCGAGAACATTTAGAACTGAACTAATAGTTGATTTTGGTTTTGATCCAAACCATTCTTCGTAAACTTTGTGAATCTCTTTTGATGTTGATCCTAGTTTTTTTCCTTTATCTCTGAATATTTTATACATACACAAGAGCACTCGTTCCTGATCGCCACCACCTTTTGATTTGAATCTGCCGTTTTTATTTCTAATTTTTTCCATTTACTTTCTCCTTAAAATAATTCTTGTTGTTGTGGTTCATCGCCTAGCTTTTCTTTTAACTCGTTAATAAATTCTTCATCGCTAATTTCTTTATCGCAATGAGTAGTGCCATCATAAAATTTAGATTTCCTTGCAATCATATAAGATCTATATCCAGTTTCTGTTAATATACTTTTTGCTTTCTTTCCATTCGCATCGAAAACTTCGAGAACAAAATGATCGACAACGTAAGGCATACCACCCTCTGAATATTTTAAATAATCTCTGCTTACTTTGACTGTGTGGCACAAGTTATGCCACACAATCTCTCCAATAGTTTTATACTCATTCATCAAAATCATTACCAATATTGTTGAGTAGTGCTACAGTTTCGAATGCTTCTGTAAGATTTCTTAATCTACTTTCTGCACATACCAAATCCATTTTCATAGGATTTTCTGACAACTTTAGTATATCGAACTCTTCAGTTTGAAGAATCAGATTCAATTTATTCCTTGTCACTCTAAAAAATTCATAGATCGAAGGTTCTTTTAAATATTCTAATACTTCAGTTGATGTTGGATTTTCACCTAATAATTTTATTACATTACTCATTGCTTGCTTTCTCCTTATAAAAGTTTCTGTCTTTAAGATGGTAAAATTTATCTATGATTTTATCTGCTTCACCATCTAAATAATTTCCTGAAATCTCAGCGTTTATTGTCTGCTC